ATAGGTGCTACTAACGCAGGTACCGGCGGTTATAACACTGGCAGCGCTGATCCTGGTGGCACAGGCACAGCTAGCTACGGCGGCGGCGGCGGCGGTGGTGGTAGTAGTTATGGCCCTGGTGGTAATGGTGGTTCAGGTGCGGTGCTGATCGTGACTCCTTTATTAGCAGCATCGACCACTGGGTCTAACAGCTACACAGGGACTGGTCCTTATACATATAAATTTACGAGCACCGGAAGCATAACATTCTAAGACCTAACATGGTAATTAAATAAAATATATGGCCCATTTCGTAGAAATAGATTCAAATAACGTAGTAATAAGAGGTGTAGTGGTCAGCGATAATGATCAAGACCGCGGTCAGGATTTTTTAGCTAAGGATTTAAATTTTGGAGGCACCTGGTTACAGACAAGCTATAATACCTCTGCTAACGTGCACCGTCTAGGAGGTATCCCTTTTCGTAAAAATTATGCAGGTATAGGTTATACTTATGATGCGGGTAGAGATGCTTTTATACCACCTAAACCATACCCGTCTTGGATATTAAATGAACTTACATGTTGTTGGGATGCACCTACTACACGTCCATCTGACAGTAAACTATATAATTGGGTTGAGGATAGTTTATCTTGGGTAGAATATACAATAACACCTTAAACAATGACCAATATTAAAAAATTTGCATATACAACCGGGGGATTGTTTACTCTAAGCGGAGACTATATTGGATACTATAACGTTGTAGATAACGTTGCGTACGCAAGTAAATATGAACAGGTTAATATATTAGAAACCAATAAATCTATTCAGACTGCAGTTGCTTTATCAGATAAATTTTATAATAGAATACCTACAGAAAATATAACCTTAAGTTATACATTATCAGATTTTTTATTCCAACCAAATGAGTACGTAAACACCAATTCTATTAATTTAAAGATTGAAAAATCATTTAATAATTTTATAGATATATATAAAAGTTGTTTTTCAGCATCATCTAAGTTACCTTATAATTACACTGGCCTAGCTCGTGTATCGGCTACAAATACTAGTTTAGCTAGGCCAATATGGCAGTATAGTAGTTCAAATACATATACATCTGCATTTTCTGCTTATAACTCAGAAATAACTCGAAATAGTAAAATTTCTTTTATACCTAATCAATATGCAACTAATGAACATAACCATACTTTAGTTATTGCAAACTTAAGTTCAGTAATGGTGTTTAATGTTAATAGACCATTATCAACATTTAATCCTGTATTTTCATCTTATAGAGTCGAAACTAATAACATAGCCGGTTATAGTGAATTAAAATTTAAAAATATAGTATCTGTCGCTAATTCATCTAACTATTTTTATATATGCGATTCAGGTAATAACGCTGTATATGCATATGATATAACAGGTGTATTGACAGAAGATCGTGCATTAGGTAAAAAATTTGATCTTGTAAATACTGTTTATCAGAAACAAGGTGGCTTTGCAACTCCTGCGTTGATAGCTGCTTCTGATAATACAATATATGTATATGATACGAGCGGTATAATTTATTTTTATGATAAAAACTTTAATAGGGTTAACTCATATAAAAATAATGTAGTATTTAGCGCAACACCGCCAGTATCATTAACATATTATAAACTGCAAGATCAATTATTTGTATTGACTTCTGATTTTAAAATTATAGTTTTAGATTCATTAGCTAATTCTACAATTTACAGTCTAAATACAACAGGGTTTATATCTGATGAAGTGCCTATAAAGCTTATTTTTAGTAATACTGATTCAGATGTATTTTATTTATTAACTAATAAAACATTGTATAAAAAATTTATATCTAATATATACGGGAATATAGGAAATTTTTCATTTGTTGATAATATTACAGGTTCGATTGTTGGTCCAAAAGGGTTAGACCCATTTTCATACTTATATGATATAGTATCATACGATAGTTTGCAGAATTATGATAATATCTTAGTATATGGATATGACCAGTTATTAAGTTATAATGAAAAAACCTTGTTTGATACCATTTTAAAGTAAATAACTATATGTTAACTCTTGCATGCAGTAATATATTATACAATAATCAATTTAATACAGATTATGATTTTTCTGTAAGTTTTGTTTATAAGATGGATACTCAATCTATGAGTCCTGTTAATAATAACGGGTTTGGGTTATTTTTTATAGATGGTAATAATAGTACATTAACTGGAGGTGGTAGCGGTGTGGGATTAGGTGCTATTAAAACAAATGGTACTAGCGTATCTGGTATGTTTGCTATAGTAGGGTTTGACGTTCAAGGGACATTTACACAAATTAATAGTATATCCGCTTTTACTACCGGCAATCCATCGCAAAATCCTTTAAGTATAGGCGCTAGAGTATCAACTAATTATACGTTTATATCTGCATTGCCTTTGCCAGACGTTACAGCATTTGACTACGATACCGAGCATACTATTCGTTTAGATGTAAGGAATAAATTTAGAACCATAACTGTTAATAAGCTATTAAACAACAATTACTATCAATTGGCTACTTTTAATAGCAGCTATTTAATTGATAATGGGGTCTTACCTGCTTTAGGCAAGTTTGGTATATCTTATTCTGGTGATACTATCTTTACTGTTAAAGATATAAATTTAAATTATACGTCGCCGTAATTAGTTACATTAAACATCATATTACCTTTTTCTGATGAAATGTTAAATACATTAAGTTCTGGTTGGTAAGCATTTTGTAACTCAGTAACGTTTAAGTTCATATCAATAACATTGTCACTTATTAAGAATACCTTATTTTGATATGTATGTATAATACCATTTTCATAATAAACTGTGTATTTAGAATTTAATTGTTGTGGTTGTATTTGAGTAGGTGTGTAGACGTAATATGACAGGGCTGAATTAAGAGGTGAAAATGTTGATAAGGGGTCTGTATTAATATCAAATTTATATACATCATTTATAATTACAGTTGATTCACCTCCTAAAGATTGATCCCATTCTAATTTTATCTTAAAAGGTTTAATACCAGACAACGTTGTCGAATTCACAAAAAATAACTGTTTATAATTTAACTGAGCTTTTGTTACCCCCTGTATATATGATGATAAATACATGGTTCTAGTAGATAACGGCGGTGGTGCCGATAATACTAACGATAATGTATTAAAATTAAAAAGTGATGGTTCCATTTGTATTTGAAGTTGTTGGTGTTGTAACAATAGTATTAGTTATTATATCATATGTAAAACTACCATCATAAAAATTAACAGTCACATTAACATTATTGGGGTGATATACGGTATCTTTCAATATAATATAAGCGCCTGATTTTATTTCAGCTTGTATATTGTGTAAGAAAAAGTTTTTATTGGTATCTTTTATATTTAAAGCTATATTAAATATGTCTAATTTTTTGTTATGCACTAAAGTAGCATTATATACATCTAGCTTTGTATCCACTGTATAGCTAAACTGTTCGTTGGTATTATATCTATTATATAAACGAGTAGTTGCATTAGTATTAATGTTATATGAATACATATTAAAATTAAATATCCTTGTATTATAAGCAGACAATACAGTTAAAGTATCTAAATTATATGTTATAAGATATAACATGTTATTAATTAAAAACGGATTACTCGTTATATTGTTACGTTTATTATCAAGTATTAAAGGTACGCTAGAGGATTTATAAAAATTATTATCTTTATAATTAATTTTATCTATAATAGTATGGGCAGTTGTTGTAAATACAAACGTATCGTTATAGGATTCGATCGAAATTAAATTATTTTTTAAATCTGTTATCTGGTTAGTATATTTTGAAAATATATCACCAAATTCTGAAGATAAAGGTGATAAAATATCAGTGCCTATTTTATAAATGTAAAACGCTCCTACACTATTACGGGTATTGTATATAGACGGATTTGAACTTGGTAGAATTATATTACTTGAAAGAGTTTGCGTACCTGATAACGTCCCGGTCAATAAATTTTCTATGCTACTAAGGTATAATATATTGCTTGTGCTTGATAACCCTACTTGCGACACGTTAACGTTAATTTTATCTGCTAAATTATTTAAATAATTTGAATTTTGTTGTTTAAATCCAATAAATGTATTGCCATATACATCAGAAAAATATTGATTAACAACGCCTTTATTGTATAAAGTTGTAGCAAAACTTTTTGCTTTAGTGCGTTGCTCATTTGAATGGTAACTATCAAAAGTAAAATCATTATCAGTAACAAATGTATTGCCTAGAGCATTATTAGATGATATGTTTTTTTGTATATCCTCACCTTGCATTTTAAAGGTTAGAGGTGTCTCGTGATCAACCTTACTTACCCCAGAAACATTCCCATAACTATCTGGGTCTGGAAATATATATACATGATTCGGTTTTAATGTACAAGGGTCAATATAATATTTAAAAGGTGTTTGTAACTGTATGATACCTCTCTTTGTAGGCTTAAAAAATAACCCAACATCTCTTTCAAAAACGGTTGCAGTTGAAGGTATAGTTAATGTTGCAGGATTATTTATGTTTAATAGATTGGAATATGGAGAAGTTGCAGTAAACAACCCACCACTCAATACTTCATTATTATTATTAGTACTTAAATAGTAAAAATCTGTGCCGGTAAATTTCTTTATAAGTTCAGCATTTAATATAAGCTTTACATTATCTATAGTCCTGGATGTGTAATCTATAAAGTCGTAATCTTGCAATAGCTCTAAATCAGGTGTGTTGATATTAACAACTAAATTCTGAAGATCATTTAATACAACTTGTTCTGAATTTATAAGATTAATAATAGCTTGGTTATAATCTAAAAACACCGTACTATCATTTATATTAGTATTAGCTGTAAAGTATTTCTTACGGGTATCCATTGCATTATAGAATGCTGGAGTTTTTGATGGGTCTAAGTCAAAATAATCATTAAAATTATCATAACCATTTTCAACCTCAATTTGTATTTGGGTGCTTATGGTGCTTAGAGGCACTGTTAAATTATTAAAGGTAGGGTTATCATCGCCAAATATAGTTTCGATTACAAATGTTTTTAAATAACTTTGTATACTATCTATTGTGCCTTTATTTTCAACCAATAATAGATCTAACTTATATGTGTCTCTTTTTTCTGCAAAATATAATAATATCTCTTTTATTTTATTGGTATAAAAAGGTGCAGCAATTTCTAAATCACTTGAGCTATTAAAATCTATATTTGATAAAAACCGTTTTTCTTCATTTGTTGTATAATTTAAAGTTATAGTCTTTAAAAACACAACAAACTGGTTTTTAATTTGAGTTGCCGAATCAACATATGAAACTTCTGTTAATATATTCCATTTCTCAAGGTATTTTTGATAGTCAGTAAATTGAACTATATCTCGAGTTAATGATTTACTGTAATTTAAGTATTCTAAAAAAGTAAAAGGCCGGACTAAATCAAATTTTTCATCTTTTTTATCATTTGTAATGCTATTATAAACAACTACATTAGAATATACTGTCGAGGTAAAAAGCATTTAATATATTTATTAAAATTAAATCTTACCAACCTGCCAATATTTCTTACCATTAACAACGGTCGACACAGTATTACTATATGTGCTGTAAGGTAATGTAATATAAGAGCATAAACTCGGAGTTGCTGAAACGTTAATGCCATCATATGCAGACACTGCTAATAAGCTTGTCACTTCATCTATTCTGCATGCAAAACCGTAACCACCTGTGCTATCACCGGCAAAAAACAACCCGACTACTTTCCATGCACTGGTTGAAGGCGAAGTTGAAATATACCCATATACTAATGACCCAGAATCTCCGCCAGATCCTACCACTGTATTAGTTACAGGGCTTTCTATAGTTAAACAATTAATGAATGATAATATACCAGCTCCAGGCGTACCGTAATCTACAGATAATGAGGTGCTTGTACCAGTAACTCTTAATTCGCACCCTGCAAGCCCAACCGGCCCGGTTGTTCTACTTGATTTAAAAATTGGGTTTGAAAGTGTTAAACTATCTATATCTGCTGTACTTGCAAATGGAGTAGCTGAATAAAAATTTGCACATAATGGGTACCAACTAGTTGTATTGACAATACTATCAGTTAAATTTATTAAAGCAGCATCTATTTTATTTGTACCGGTAGTTGTCATCGGGTAAGCTCTTTTTAAGTTTCCGATAATATCAGGAGCGTAGTTAGCAGATCCTCTATCCCACGAACTTGGTTGATAAGATTTTATATTTTTGTAAGCTGAAGCTGTTGACCCGTAAGTTGTGGAGCTAGCTATTAATTGAGGAGTAGGAGCTTCGTATATAGATCCTCCAGGAGCAGCACCGACATGGCTGTTTGTTATACCAACCACTTTACCATCAAAATTATCGATAACAATCCCACCTAATGTGCCTGCATTTACGTACCCTGTGCTTGGTGGTGCGCTAAATGAAATTCCACCACTTAAAATAGCAGTTTTTGCTCTATTATAACTTACCGGTGCAGAAACTACTGGTGGTACTGATTGTGTTCCGGTATTCCAACAGTAATTAGGTTGGGCAAATATTTTCTCCGGCACCACTACTATATCAGTTTTATACATAACACCGTCAATAGTTAAATTTTTAGGTATAAGTTTGTCTGCTGGTATAGTTTCAACTGGTAATTTTTGCTTTACACCAAATTTTACACATTTATCATTAATATACTCGCCATTTATTTGTTTTTGACCAAATGTTACTTGAAGAATATCGTATTTATTTTCTAAAAATAGTCGTTCTATTTCCTGTTTTAAATTAGTTACATGTAAATCATTCATAGTTTGAGGTGTGGGTATCCAGTTGTATTTAATCTAACATTTAAATGATCTACTACGCTTTTCTTTATTCCTTCTGCCAATATCCCTTTTTCTGCGTCCTCAATCCAAACAAAGTTTGGTAGGTGTTTTCGCATATCAAGGTCATCTATTGCAACCCAAGATGTGATGTTATCTGCAGAATCTAACCACTCACTTATTTCCTTAGCTCTTAAGTAAGCAATATCATCTAAATCCTTAATATTAGTTGTTGTTGTATATCCGATTGGAGGTTTTATTATACCTTGGTTTATATAAAATGACTTCATTGTAGGTAAATCTACCCAAGTTTTCCAATCAGAAGAAACAACTATTTCACAATCTACCTCTCGTATTATTTCATTAAGAATACTAACCGCTCCTTGATCAAAATCTAATAGTATTGGTTTACCAACTGGCCAAATTGCTTTCTCCAAGTATATTACTCCTTGGTGATCGAGAAAGAGAATCTTCATAAGCAGGTTATAACTTTTTGTTTATAAATTCTACTGTCCATTGTGATAATTCACTGATAGTAGGCAGTGTATAAGCTAATTCTCCTGGTGTTTTTACTAAGAAGCCTTCTGAATTAGTTGCTAGTGGTTGTTCACCTAATCTTAAACCTTCATAGTATTCGGCAGGGACACCTTTAAATTTTTCTATTGAAGTAATAGACCTTTCGTCTTTAATAAACTTCATATCAACTATAGGATAAAGATTGTTTAATCTTCGTGAAGTGAGAATACCTTCCGCAAATATATTAAGATGATGATTTGTTACTACATTATAAATTTCTTCAACCTCAGTAGATTCTTCTTTACCTACTATTGTTACTATGTCACCTTTATCATTAAATGTATGGGTTCCTATAGGGCTATGTTCATTAGGTATTGCATAAGTAAATTCTCCCTTATCTAAATTAAATATACGATGGCCTCCATCATGGTTTAAGTACCCTGATATTCCAAGCTTTGAACCATCACTAAATAGTATATTTACATATTGAGTACGTACTGGAGTCATTATCCAAATAGGTTTTGCGGAGTCAAATTTTCCTTCATCAAAGTTCCACACTAAAAGAGAATCTTCATAAGATATATCTTCTATGTTCTTTTTAAGTCCACTTGATAAAGTTATTTTAGTTCCTTTAATGAAACAAGGCAAGGTGAAACTAATATCAGTACCATACGATGTACCAACAGCATTAGTAGCATATATTCTTACATATGTGGTAGTATGGAAGTTTGTTATGGCATAGGTGTGTGTAAATGGTCCTAATGTGTCAGGACTACCTGCGCCGTCAGATACTTTAGTATTAGATATAGTAGGATTTGGAGAAGTAGCATAAACAATTCCTCTTTCGGTTATTGTCGACCCCCCATTACTAACTATCGTCCCTGTTATTTCAGCACTAGTAGGAGTTCTAGTTCCATACCCATCAGTGGTAACTGTCGGGGCTGTTGCTGCTGTGGAAGTAGGAGTAGGTGTTACTGTTTGAGTAGGAGTAGGAGTACTACCTGATAGAGTAGGTGTTGGTGTGGAGGTTAATGTTACAGTAGGAGTTGGTGTAGGGGTACTGCCTGATAGAGTGGGGGTTGGAGTAGAGGTTAATGAACTGCTAGGAGTAGGTGTAGGAGTGCTACCTGATAGAGTAGGTGTAGGGGTACCTGTTTGAGTTAAAGTAGGTGTAGGTGTAGGAGTACCTGATAGAGCTGTTGAAGTCGTAGGAGTAGGTGTAGGGGTACCTGTTTGAGTTAAAGTAGGTGTAGGTGTAGGAGTACCTGATAGAGCTGTTGAAGTCGTAGGTGTAGGTGTAGGAGTACCTGATAGAGCTGTTGAAGTCGTAGGTGTAGGTGTAGGAGTACCTGATAGAGCTGTTGAAGTCGTAGGTGTAGGGGTAGACGTTAATGAACTAGTAGGTGTAGGAGTAGGAGTACCTGTTTGAGTTAAAGTAGGTGTTGGTGTAAGTATATCTTGATCATAACTTACATATAATATACCTGCACCTATCGCTATAGAAGACGGTGTCAGTGTTAATGTCGGGGTTAATGTTGGTGTTAGAGTTAATGTAGGAGTTTGAGTTAATGTAGGAGTTGGTGTAGAGGTTGGTGTAGAGGTTGTAGTTAATGTTATTGTAGGAGCAGGTGTACTTGATGATGTTACTGTAGGAGTCACCGTAGGAGTAGAAGTTAACGTCGGAGACGGGGTAGGGGTTGAAGTTGGTATATTGAGATTAACTTCATTTGGTAAACAAGAAATGATTTGTAAATTGGTTAATAAGTTATTCAATAAAATATTATCCATTATACCGCCAGTTTTTATATATTCATTATATCCACTATTAGTAATTGATAATGTGGTATTTTTATTATCAAAATCTATGAATTTTTGTAGTAAAGAATTTTCAGTATCGGGGACATAACTAAAAAATTCATAATATTTAGGTATATCAGCTCCTGATATGCCTGGAGGTAAAACTAAATTCCAGCCAAAATTACTATTAACAGCTGATAAAGCATATGAACTAATTCCTGGAATTACAGTACTAACTAAATTATACGTTTTGCTAAATTTTTCATAAGTTATGAGACTAAAAGGAGCAACACTTGATAAAAACGTTGTTGTTGAAAAATTATATGCTGGTCCTTTATTTATACCATACTTGTCACTGTTTACATACCCTTTAGGATTAAAATTTGTCTGGTATTGGTTAGTTTGCCCGAATAAATTTTTATGTTTAACAGATAATATATCTACTAATCGTTTAAATGAAGGCGGGTATTCATAATTATAATTTTGATAGTCAACATTAAGTAAATCTAATAAAGATTTTAACGACTCTAAATTACAAAAATCTGGGTCATTTATATTAGCAACATAATTTGCTATTTTTTCAAAAACCTCAATACCTAAAGTATTTGGATCAGAATTAGCATCGCCTACTATTTGTCCTAGAAAGTTATCAAAAAATTGCGACTTATCAAACAATACTGGCTGCGTGCCTATACTTTTAAAAGCTTTAGTTTGGTCAAAATCTTCATTTATTTTGCGGATTTGATATTCGCCGCCACATGAACTATTAATATCAAATATAGTCGAATACCCTGTTAAAGATATGTTAGCATCGGTATATATTGCTTTAATCGAAACGTCATTTACAACAAACGGACAATATAGATAACCTTTAAAGAAACCGCCTTGCGTTAACGAGCTTAAGGTTCCAAAATCAGTTTGAAAACTAACACCAGTTATGTTATTACCATTAAGAGCGCTTAAAGTAAATGTAAAATTATTATAATTAAGTAAACTGTAATCTTTGACTTGATACCCAAGATAATCGACAAGATTCACTACAAAGTTTACACGTTCACCAGCAAATTTAATAGGAAATATATTAAAATTACCATTCATTATACCATTACTGGTTATAACTAAATTAGTAATATCACCATAATTATGCGCAGATATAGAACATGTTTGATTTACTGGCGTGGAATTAAGAAATAAGCTCGGGTCTTTATAATTCGACAGTCTCTGTTGCGTATCAACTAATGAGTCTTTCGAAAAAGCTGCGAATATGTTAATGTTGTAAGAACTCATTTATAATATTTAAATTAAGTGCACGGTACTGCAGGCAGTAATGCTATGACATAGCTGGCTGGATCTAGTACTGACGGTGTGGTTCCATTTTGAACGCAGAAAGTCTCACCATTAGATATTAATATGGTTGTGTCGCTTACGGCCCCGCAAGGTCTGTATGTTACTACACCGTCACCTGAAGGAGAGGTTGTCATAAAATAGTATAACTTGCATAGAGGAGTGGTTGGTGTAGGAGTAGGTGTGCCTATGGTAGGTGTAGGTGTTAGTGAAGGCGTGGCACTATAATTAACTGTAACTGATACATTATTAGAAGGCATATAGAAGCTTATTTCCGATGCACTTAATGAGTAATCTACTGTAGGGCTACCAGTTATTGTAAATGGTGTTGTTGCGTCAACAACATACCCTGCATTAGCTGTATATATTATTACAACCGGCTCAGTTGCATAGTACCCAACGCCTGACGGACCGGTATGGGTCGGAGCATATCCGACTTGGAACCCGACCGTACCATATGCAGGGGCTACAGCTAATGTAACCATCTTAACATCTGAATATGTTACTGTTGGTGTAACTGTACGAGTCGGTGTTGGCGTTACTGTACGAGTCGGTGTTGATGTTAATGTAGGTGACGGTGTCGGTGTAGGCGTACGAGTTGCTGTACGTGTTGGGCCGATTGGTGGTATGTTCAACACAGTTTTAATTATTTCATCTTCGTTAGTAATTTTTACATTTATTATACTGCTTATATTTTTACTTGCAGTGTATAAACAATCATATACCCTATTTAACACTTGAGGAGAAACCTTTTCATTAACATTAACATAACACTGCCCGCTAAACATTGCATTAATTAAATCTTTTTCTTGTTTAGTTAATGGTTTAATATCGCCAGATGTTATGATATTTGTCACCGGATCTAATTTACCAGTTAATCTGTAATTTAAATAAGCAACTAATGTATTATAGTTTATAAATTGTTTTATAAGTGTCTTATTTAAAGTTATATTATTAACAAATTCATTACCATATTTAGCACTCCGTCTACTATCATCTGTATTAGATTTTGACGGGTCTGCTAATAGCATTTCTAACAAACTATATATGTCAAAATTGACTGTCTTATAATTATCTATTGGTAACGGTACTGCAGTTGGAGTAGCCGTTACTGTTGTTGTCGGTGTAGGTGTTAAAAATGGTGTAGTGGTCGGGGTCCGGGTGAGTGTAGGTGTACGAGTTGCTGTATGGGTCGGTGTAGGAGTCGCTGTTACTGGTGAAGTAACTGTTGGTGTAAGAGTCGGGGTAGCTGTAAGAGTCGGGGTCGGTGTTGGTGTAGGTGTTGGGCAATCTACTATAATATAATCTAGATTTTCTGCTAATATGCCATTACCATCTTCTGTTGAAAGATAACATACAACAAACGTAGGAGAGGGAGTCGGGGTTGGAGTGGATGTCGGGGTTTGAGTAGTTGATGATGTTAATGTAGGTGTTAAAGTTGGGGTTAATGTCGGGGTAGGGGTAGGTGTCGGTGTAGATGTTGCAGCTGAAGTATTAGTTAATGTCGGTGTTGGAGTTGGGGTAGAGGTTACAGCTGAAGTATTGGTTAATGTAAGGGTCGGTGTCGGTGTAGATGTTGTCCCGGGGGTTGCAGTTAATGTCGGGGTCGGTGTAGATGTTGCAGCTGAAGTATTAGTTAATGTCGGCGTCGGCGTCGGTGTAGATGTTGCAGCTGAAGTATTAGTTAATGTCGGCGTCGGTGTTGATGTCGCAACTGAAGTATTAGTTAATGTAAGTGTTAATGTCGGTGTAGATGTAGATGTTGGTTGAGGCGGTAAAGGTACTGGTGTATTAGTTAATGTCTGGGTAGGGGTTAATGTCGGGGACAGTGATATTGTCGGGGTCGGGGTGGATGTTGCAACTGAAGTATTGGTTAGGGTCGGGGTTGGTGTTGATGTAGATGTTGTCCCAGGGGTTGCAGTTAATGTCGGGGTTGGTGTCGGAGTAGCTGTTGGTGGTGGGGTGCTTGTTGCAATCGAAGTATTAGTTAAAGTCAGGGTAGGTGTCGGCGTAGGTATGTAAGTAGTAGTTGGTGTAGGCGGCGGTGTCGATGTTGGTGTCGGTGTAGCTGCTGGTGGAGTACCTGTTGATGTGGCTGCTGGAGTTGCGGGGGGGTTAGTAGCTATTGGACTGCCTGTTTGTGTAGCTGCTGGGGTACCTGTTGATGTGGCTGCTGGAGTGCCTGTTGCTGTAGCTGCTGGTGGAGTACCTGTTGATGTGGCTGCTGGGGTAACTACCGGTATAAATGTACCTGTTTGGGTTGGTGTGTTAGTAGGAGATGGAGTAGGTGTCGGGGTCGGTGTTAAAGTTCGTGTTGGTGTTGGTGTAGAAGTTGGCCCAGCAGTTGTAGTTAATGTTGGAGTCGGAGAGGGTGTCGGTGTTGGTGTGTCAGTAGGGGTTGATGTAGGCGTCGGTGTCGGTGTTGGGTCATTATATAAGATTTGCGCACGTTGAGTATTTGTAACTGTTAAATATATCGGGCCAGCGCCAGAATCGGAATAAAAAAGTAAAGCATTTCCATTGCCTAAACTTACATTATTAGTAGTAGTCGTGGTGCCGTTTTCATACCTTTCAACGGTGGTTGCAGTCCAAACTCCTCCGCTTAAATTTATATCAGTACATCTAACATAAGAAGTGTATGATACACTGTCGGTAGTTAAGGTTGTGCCGGCCGACGCGGTCGTTGACCCTACAGAGGCAGTTGTGTTGATAGTAAAGCCTTCTGGCGAGCCGGTGTCCGCTGCACAATAAGTATATGCACTTAATTGGGTTATATTTGTAACCCCTAATGAGTTTAAGTTATAAGTCTGAGAAGTGTTTACGTACCCCGGTCCCGGTGCAGAGTTACTATTAGAATATACTATAACTAAATTTGGCATATTATATATTAGTTATATTAAATATCTTGCCAGTAATTGGTATCAAAATATCTTCCCCGTTTATACATATAGTATCTGGTAAATTATATACATATTTGCCCCCTGTTATTTTAAATTGTTCGCCGTCTATATTTTCATAAACTATATATGCAGATAAAGTAGGAGACGATAATGTACAATAATTAGACTGTAAGCAGCTAATTACATCAAGTGATTTTTTAGGTATTTCAGTTTTATTCATTTGTTATTCAACTACAATATTATCTAAAATTGTCTTGTTCCATAAAAACGGAAATTTAAAATACGGCAATTGTAAATCTGTTGATTGTATTTGAATATCGATATCTGAATATTTTGGATTAAACACAAGTAAATTTAAGCCATTGTTTGTTACTGTGCTGCCGTTGTCTAAAATTCTTCTCATACTAAAATTACTTACGCCGTTTATACTTAAAATCTTGGATACTATGTCATTTAAAGATATTAACTGGTTTAACTTACAATTTTCAGGTGCAAAATAATCTTGAAATATTGCATCTACATTATTTTTAATTTGATTTACATCCACTCTCAAATTTGTATCCTTTTTAATAACCAGATATGTAGATTTATAAACATCTAAATTAACTTCTTCACCGGGTGCTAATAGACCAATTGTCACTGCAGTGTATACTGGGTCTTGCGGTATTAACTCCATATTAAGAGCTTTTGCTTCAGCCATTGATGTTAATATAGTGTTCTTTTGCGAGTTTTGTAAAAAATATTGCGTATTATTACTATCTACGGTCTTTATTTTAGGCACCATGAAGATATAAATGTTGTTATCCTGGCCTGCATGAGCAAAATTAACTTCATTAAACAACACTCTTGCATCTTGATTAGGTCTGGTAATTCCTAAACTATAAAAATACTTTATATAATTTTCAATATAGTTTCTATTATTAACGGTTGAAGAACTAGTTATAATATTTTTATAATTCTTGTCTATAAATGTTGTAAAGTCTACTTCTGTAATTAACCTGTTTTGACTAAAGAATGTCTTAGGAGCATTTAATCTTATTTCATCAACCGATTCTTTTTCACTTGGGGGTGACGAAGCAATAGGGTTAGTAAAAGATATATAACTTGCATTTGTGGTGTTTAAATAGTTTAACGAAGTGTTTAATACATCTTGTTTAATACGATTAAATTGCGGTGTTGAATAAAAGTTTATTGTATTGCCGTTTAACTGGTTTGGTGAAATTATGCCAGAAGCACCGTCACTTTGCAGATAATAAATGTATACCCCGTCACCTGGGTTTAATTTTTTACCAAATACACCATTACCAAATTTAAGTTCATAGAATTCGTTTTCATTTATACGTAATTCGAAACTATTAGAATCACTACTCTCTAAGAAAAGTGAATTAGTTACTTTGTATTGGGTGAAGACATTAGTTGCAGCGTTATTAACATATACATCAACACTTGATTGATCTATATTTAAAGGGGTATTTGTTGCAGTGTCTTTAGATACAATCGTAAACGTTTCGAAAGGCTCTCCAGTTGCTCCTATGGGTGGAAACTCTATAGTTTTTCCTTGATATAATAAATTTTCATCATATAAGGAAGTAAGGTCTTCAACACCTGTTAATGATTTACTAAAAGTTACGTCGTTTGGAAATGAATAGTATATACCATTAATTGTAAAATAACTATAACGTGGGATTGTATATATGTTTAAAGGTAAATTAGTATTAGCTGTAGCTTCGAATGATAATAAAGAGGTTTTATACCCAGTAGGGTTATAGTTAATTAATTTAACAAGCCGGTTCATATTTTCATACAAACTGGTTTGATTGAATAACGACTCATTACTTGTAGTATTAAGATAAAATAATAGGTAATGGTATGAAAGAGCAACTACATCCATAATGGCATTAAGATTGCTGCCTTCAAAGTTTTGATCAGTAAACACCCCACCAGCATTAAGCCGGTCTTTAATGAGTTGTTTTAAAGTTAACGCATCAAATGTTGCGTAACTGTTTCTAGGTAATGTGAAGTCTGTTAAATTTTGTGACATTTTAATTAATTATTTTTATAAAAACCTGTTTTATCTAAAACCCCAGATACTTTTACCTGTTGAACATTAAATCTTGGAACTGATATACTCAATTCAATGACATACTGTTGGTCTTCTTCTTTTGGAGTTATAGATATGTTGATTATATTTACTCTTGGTTCGAACGTTTCTATGCCAAAATTAATAGCATTGCCGATTAACCTTGCACGGTCTTTTGATACTGGTAAAAACAATAAATCTCTAAAACTTATACCAAAAAGAGGGTTTAATGGTTTTTGGCCAGGGGTTGTTGTTATTATATTAGATATGCTGTTAAATATTGCACCGAGATTATCATCTGAATTGAGATCTGTAATCTGTAACGTCTTAGCTAACTGATTATTATACGTATTATCTAGTGTAAAATCTATGTTTGCATCTTTATATACAGTAGAATTAGTTCTATTCGCATTAACATTTGTTAGTATATCTAGATTTAACGTTGCCATCATGAATATTTATGGATAGAATAGAAAATTACAGAGATAGAATAAATAATAATATGCGTAACAAGTTCCTAACATTGGTTGAAAATAATATTACTAAGTATACTAACGGTGGGCTACTTGTCGGCTATGTAGTCAAGCTCAGAGATGGTTATAAGAGTCTTGAATATTTTAAAACTCTTAGTGGCGATATGCAGACTGCCATAACTGACTTTTTCGGTGCAAATGATCTTAATAAACGGGTAATTAATATTAAAACTGGCTACCCTTCATCATCACCTAATAATGACGATAACAGAGGCTCATGTTTTACCGTGGAAGTTGCAGCTGAAACAGCGCCAGGTCGTTATGATAAAGAAAACAAAATTTCAGTACCTTCAGACATCTTAACAGTCGTTAAACAAGACGGAGCTAATCTAGTATCAATTCCAGATAGTATGTACAAGAAAGAAAGACGTAACTTAAAACCTGTTGCACCAGAAGAAAACGAAGAAGTGCCAAACAATCCATATTTACAGACAATGTTATCTCAAGATGGTGATAAATTAACAAGGGGAGACAGAGCTTTGTTAAACAAAAATATAACCATACCATCAAGCCCTGCTAAAGATATGAAATCACCTATGGTGCCTAAGAGCACTCATATGTATTTACCGACAACTATTAAGAAATAATTTTTGATACGGTAAGAAAACAAGCGAATGCATTAATTTCTTTATCAAGAACCATTGCATCTCTATAAAGATATTCAGCTATAGTTAATATAGCTTCTCTTTTTTTATTTTCTTTTATATCTGACACGATATCTGCTTCATATAAAAAGTTAAGATAGCTTTTAAGCAAGCTATTGTAGTCGCCTTGAAACTCTAATTCGTTTTCAATTAAATATTTTCTCATTTCTATAAGTTTGTTCTCTTTTATAAACTTATGAATTTTATTAGTGATGCCATTCCGGTCTGCATTTTCTTTTATAGCTAATACACCAGTTATGCAATATTTTTGTATAACATTAATAGTTTTACGTATGTCAGGAAAGTTTTCTTTAATTACTTTAACTAAATTTAACTTTTCAGTGTTAGGTATATCAATATTTTCGCATTTAAGTATATAGCCTATACGGGTAACAACATCACTTATTCCCGGGTTAAGGTCAAAGCATTGTGCTCTACTTTGAATAGGAGGTATGATCTTATGTTTGTAGTTTGCTGTAAGGATAAAACGAGTGTATGCACTGTATTCCTCCATGGTATTACGTAAAGCTCTTTGACCATCAATGGTTATACCATCGCACTCATCTAATATGACAATTTTAATATTACCATCGAAGCTTTTAGTCTGCGAAAAATTATTAACCTTGTTTCTTATCGTATCAATACCGTTTTCATCAGATGCATTGATGTACAAGTACTGACATTTTAAGATATCCTGGACTATAACCTTTGCAATTGTCGTCTTACCTATGCCAGGTGTTCCTATAAACAGTAAATTAGGAACTTCACCCTTTAAACTACTGAAATAGTTCCTGTTATCTGGAGATAACACCATTTCATTTAAAGTTTTTGGTCTATATTTTTCCGTCCAAATACTATTTAACATATTAAAATTGTGTAACTGTTCCGTCTATAGTCAATTCACTAGGAAGTAATTTATCAGATGAGCCAAATCCTTTCTCACCTCTTTGAGATTCAGTTGCTCCTGTCGACCAATGAACGTTAGCTTGAATAAGTGGGTGTATAACTAACTGGGCCACCTTATCACCCGGTGCAAATGTCTGTGGTTCAGTTCCGAAATTATATAATTTGATACCCATATCGCCTCTATAACCATTATCGACAATTCCACTGTGAGGAAATATATGCTTCTTAAAGCCTACCCCTGATCTACCTTCAATTTTAATCCAATACCCTGGTGTGATATGTGCTAATTTAAGACCGACAGGAACTACAGCCCAACTTTTTGGTGGGACTACAGTTTCTTCAACTGCAGTTACATCTAAACCAGTATCACCGGTAAATGGATCTGAATGGTTGCTCTGAGGCAACACAGCTTTAGGATGCGTTAAAATGAATTTGATATCAATAGGAAACATATATTCATGATTATACATATGGAGCTCTTTAAATCAAGGAACTATATCATAAGTATTTTAATGGCTGATGATAATACCATTAATACTGCAGTTAATCAATTAGTTGATCAATTGCAAAATAATACAATGAATCTTAAAAAGAAAGAAGATTCAGAATTGCCTTTAGATCAAGAAAATTTAGAAAAATTCTTATTACAGTATTCAGGAAAATTAATTAAAGGTAGTGTTGAGTTTGTTGACGATTTAAAGGCTTATGTGCAATCTGCTCCGTCACCAGAAGATATAACAGCCATGGCTAGTTTAGTGAGTTCTTCTGCTGCAGCAATCGAAACTCTAAATAAAATATTAATAGCTAATAAAAATAATGCAACTAAAGTTAATATTAAAACAATGGATATCGAATCGAAGAAACAGTTACAACAGATTGATGTCGATGGTAAATTGCTGATGAATAGAGAAGTATTATTAAAACAATTGATAGACAATTCGAAGGTTATAGACTTGCCAATTAATCTTTAACTTTATATATAAAAGTTATAGCTTCTAACAATTGTCATCTTAGGGTGTGGTTACTTTAAAGTCATTAGCATTAAGCTGCAGCTCTTTCTTCGGATTCGGGGCATCTACTTTTACTTGTAACCATTGAATATCGGGAGTTAAAGCTTCTAACGTACTTTGTCTAGCAACATTTAAAGCATTCTTCGAAGCATCAACTTTTAATTGTAACCCTTCCATATCAGTTATAGTGTATTTATAAAATATAGATTTGTCATCTATATTACCACTTTTTGGGTTAATAAGTTTAAAAAATAATATAAAACTACTTATACTTCCAAGAATAGTTAATAATGTGGTGAGTAATGATAATTGATACACTTGCACTCTATTATAATAAATTATATCTGTTACTAGATTTGTACCGTGTGATGTTTTAGCTGTAAGGTTATTAACGGGATTAATATTAACGCCAAGAACCTTTACTGTAGGTTGCAATCCGCGTAAATTTCTCTTTAAAAGCGGGTTAGTGTAATAACTAAACATTATAGATGTCGATAACTCATTATTTGAAAGTTTTGTATACCCAGTTGCAGGCATATTTGTAGGGTTAAAATACTGTGAACTGTATATATCATAGTATGGGTTAACATTGCAATCCATGACTGACACTTTATCTGAAAGAAAACCTATATCATCGGAAAAGTTAGTAAAATAAACGTTGTTTGAAATCTCAGCATCAATCTTTTCTTTATATTCTTTTGAGAAGGATTGATATTTTTCTATAAAATTTAATTTAAAGATATCATCCATAGGTTTAACTCCTATAGGTACACCTTCCTTAGAGTAATCAGTTACTATAAACTTTGTTTCATTAAGGATGTTAAATAATTGGCCTGTTGATTTAATTGGATCTTCAGAAACTTTGCTTTTATTAAAAAGTATGTTCTGTTGTAATTCAGCAGTATATGAATCTATAGCAGTCAGTATGTTTGTACTGTTATTATAAAAGTTTATACTAGTAGCTTGTACAAGCCCTATATATTCAGGTAATAAAGTTACGTTATTGCTCATACTATATCCTCGTTATTTTTCAAATCTGTAAAACTATATGTTTTTATAGCTACAATTTTATTGTAATAGTTATTATCGTTAACAAATATATGGTTAACTGATATTATGAAGTATATTCCTAGGAATTTATCGTCAAAATCATTTTCTACATAAGACCCGGAACGGTCAATTGAAATAAACTTACCTGCATGTCTATGCAACCCACCTTGAACAGTCATTTCGATACCTAAATTTAATTTTAATGCATTTTTTAATACTGTGTTGCGACCAACTGCAAGCTTTATAAAATCGTTATCGTCATTGTAAATTGTAAACACGTTGTTATAATTTAAATTTGTTTTTTGTGTATTGTTTAATATAAAATTAGGCGACGGTGCATTTTTACCTTTCATAGGAGCTACAAATATATTATCAAATGATTTTTTTATGTTTTCGATATCACCATCCACCCCATTTATATGAAACATTTTAGTTTTACAGTCATATGAGTGCACTAAGTTAGTTTTAATAGTGTCTTGATACAACTGACCAGGAGGGTTAAAAAACTTAATGTCTATAATATCGCTAAGTTCGCCAAATTCTAACGCAACTGCAGGTTTTTTCATACTATTTTGTATAACACCAGATACATCTTTTGTGCCGCCTTGTAAAGTAAAGTTTTCTAAATAATACTTACCGCCGGAATCGTTTGTTTTGTTAAAACTATTTTTAAATATATTGCTTGCACTTATTAACTCGTATTCACCAGTATACTGGTTCTTATTTAGAAAGGCAAAATCTTTATAAGCATTATCGCTTACATGCAATGAGTACATATATGATATATCATCAATAGCAGTATAGTTAGCTGGAGATGAATAAAATAACTTACTGGCACCGTCTTCAAAATCCGGGGTTACTGCAACACCATTGATAACTTCTGTTTTTATAACTGATTTATCTTGCAATACTGTTTGTAAAATAGATTTTATTATTTTACCGGTAGTTGCTTCGCGTTCAGAATTTGTTAAATTAGCTATATCACTTTTACCTTCTAATAGAGATGTAGTTGAAAAGAATGTATTGCGCTCACTTAATATCTGATAATCAAAATCTTCTATAGTGTATCTTTTTACAACTGAGTTTTCATTTGAAGTGTCTATTTCATCAGATATTACAAACATTAACTGCAATCCGTATACCTCATAATAAGAATCTGACATCATATTATAATCGCCTTCAGTGACGCCTTTATCAACAGGTAATATTGATAATAGTAATATGTCTCTTGCATCACCTCTTGTTCTATAACCTCTTAATAAACTTTTATTTGAAAATTCAGATAACGTTGGGTCAGTTTTAAATCTTTCAATCACGTTATCTTTATTATCAATAACTACATGCCCTTTAAAAAAAGGATTATATACATTATCTTCAATATCTAATTCTAGTATTGCACTTTTTTGTAAATTAATAGTTAAACTTTTAGGATTTATTAATGTTGCTCTAAAAATATAATTTTTATCACTTATTAAATTAACAAAGCTAGATATGTCATTCCGGACATATGAAAAAATACTGGTATTTCTCATTGCAGTTGCTGTTTAATACTGTCTAAAATAGTTTTAAGGTAAACTTTTTTTACTACCTTTAAAAGCTTACCACTATTATTAGTTGCAAATGGGTTAGAAATATTATTTATTAAACATATAAGCCACCATAAATGAGTAGTGCCATACATCTGAAAACTTAATGTAGTAAATGGTACATTATTATTCATTTGGACTGTATAAAATATTTCACTATTTATATCCTTAGGAATTTTAACCGTTTTTAAAATATTATAATACAAATAGTTATTATCTGCTGTCTCGAACACTTTAAATATATTTTCATACCTATATAATTCTAAATCAGGTAATTCATTTACATACTGTTGATATTTTCCTGGGTTCATATTAGTTTACAGTTACTTTGCTTCCTAAGCTCGCATACATAAAATTTCTTGATTCTTCATTCAATGCAGTAAACGTCATATTTACTTCATATGCATCAGGTATTATAGTATCTATACTTTGATTAGTGGTGCTGGCCGGCACGTGTATTTTCATTAATCTTCTACTGCCTCTAAAATTAACACTCATATTTGTTAAACATGCATATGGCATATATGCAACCCCTGGGATAAAAACTTCATATATTACAGGTAAATCTATAATTGACCTGCTATATCTACCCGGTTTATTTTGATATATTAATCCAAATATTAATTGCCAGTTTCTAGGTATGTCACTTACGTTTCTTGTGTTTAATAATGGAAAAGATACACTAACACTTCTACCAGCGCCTGACATATTAAACGTTTTAGATTTTTCTATATACACTCCAGGTTGGAAAGCACCTTGTAAACTTGCTAAGCTGCCTGCAACTGAACTTGCTAAACCTGCAATACCATTTAAAAAATTGCCACTGTCCCCTTCACCGTAACTTACACTAGCTTCTATATAAGGGTCGCTAAAATACGGTAATTTATAATTAAACCCTGTAAACTCAGTTGCGTATAAATTATCGTATGGTGATAACGTTGAGTTAAATTTGCTAGGTTTATCGAAATTATTTTCAACAAAATTTCCAACCGCTTGAGCTGATTTTTTTAATTGAGTTAGGGTATCAGATACTGTAGGATTAGATGCTATATTTGCAACTGCTTGGCTTGCTAAGTCTGGTACCGCTCCAAAATTATTCTGGAGTAATGGCGATGTTATTATAGGATTAAAAAAATCTTTAATTTTACCTACAACTCCTTGGACCGGGCTGGAGTTAATAATGGCATTCGTTGGTGGGGTAACAGTGTTTGATATTGCATTAAACCCTGCTTTAACAGTTTCTGCACCGGCAAATACTGAATTAGCTATATTAGATATATTACTATTTGCAATTATTCTTTTTTCAGTTATAAAAACTGCTGGAACGTCTTCTCTAGATGTTGCAGGGCTTACTGTCCATGGAAAATCTGTAACAACATCTATATAATCTGTTGTGCTTGCACCTGTATATGTTTTTGTTATGATAACATTTAAAGCGCTTTCTACTGCTTTAGCTACATCGGTCGTTAAATTTATCCCGCTTCGCTCATGACCGAAAGAAATACTACCTTGCCCGGATTCTCTAATTAATACAGGTAATGGCTCGTTTATCTTTTTTACAAGATTCCAGAGAGGCTTTGTTTCAGTAATTTTAGTTATGGCAGCCATATATCTATATTATATTTAACATTACGCTATCGAACCCATCCCAGCGTTACTGTACTGTATAGCTCTTAAATATGAACTGTTGTCATAAGATTGTGTTGAGGTTTTATTAGGTATGCTTACATTTCTAGGTGCAGTAGCGCCTTGCTCTAAATTATTTTTTATATCGGTTAATAATTTATTATTTTTAAATAACTCAAGAAGTTGTTTAGTTAATAATTCCCCGTGCAAGTTTGAAATGCTAGTTAATGTATCATTATTATTTTTAGACACCTTTAAATTTTCATTAAAAAATTTATCCATAGGCCCACCGCCTTTCATAGCATATAATGTATCCTCTTTGTGCGGTTGTATAACTTTACCACCGGTAGTTATGACCGCGTCTTCTGTTTTAATATCTATTTCAGGTTCATTGGATTCTTGGTCAGTAGCTTCTGCTTGAGTATCAAATTCTGTTTCTTTCTTTTTATAAATTTTATTGTATAGATATTTACCTACTTCACCTTTTGTTTCACCCATTGCTTGTCCTAATAATTTCCCTACTTGTCTCCCGGCTAAATCCCCTAATATACCACCACCTATAGCTCCAAGAGCATTACCTGCAACTGGTACAACTGATCCTAATATGCCACCTATAGTTGCTCCTCCGGCAGACCCTAACATACCGCCTAAACCTTCTGATATTCTACCACCAATATCGTCATACAGCATTTGTTCTGTATACTTTTGCGGGTCAGACATATGCTTACTAATTAACTCTTGTATATCACTATTAGTAAAAAAACCTTCTATTAATGGGCCAATTAAAGGTACTCTTTTTAATATTTTTGCAAATAATTTACCCCCAAGTTTTACCCCTCCTAATTTGCTCGTAATTGATGCGAGCAATTTTGCTTTACTAACAACGGCTTTAGCTACATTTTTGATTCCACTCGCTGCACGTCCAGCTACATTTTTGCCAGCGTCCACTGCACTCCCAACCACAGTTTTACCAGCGTTTAAAACTGTGGTTGCTGCTTTAGGAACAGCATTTTTAACAGAAGTAATGAGACTGCCTGCCTTTGCAGCTAATTTACTACCTAATGCCTTTCCTCCTTCGATGACATTAGTTGATAATTTTAAAAGACCTTTACCCATCTTTGAGAAAAAACTACCTATCGATTTGCCAACTTTACTATTCTTAATACCTTCCCAAGCTTTTTTACTCATTTCCATTAATTTTACACCCCCAGCTTTTAATTTATCAAAACCCCAAATTGTAAATTTTTTCAAATAATTATATCCACCCTTAATACCATTCCATAAGCCTGCTAACCCGTTTTTAATTAACCCTAATGAACTTGTTATTAGACCGCCAAGTTTTTCTGATATCCATTTTTTAATCATATCTTTAAACCCGGCTATACCTGTACTTGCTAACCCAATCATACTCATTAGCCAGTCAAATATACCATTACCTTTCTTTTCTTTTTTATCTACTGCCGCATTGCTTTCGCCACTCTTTACCCCAAACTTTGTACCTAACTGTTTAATAGCTTTATCACCAAAACTTTCAACTTCAACTTGATCTACTTTAGCTACAACATCTTCAGGTTTATTAGTAATAGCTTTGTTATTAATACTTCCCTTTTCAATATCCTCTAATCTTTTAACGAGCTTACTGTTTACTTTAGTAAAAAGGATTAATACGTCAGCCAGGGTGTCGTTCGCCATCTAATTATTTATCTCAAAGGATAAATAACTCAGGGCCTATATCTATTTGTTTATCTTCAAACTTAACAAACTCTTGTTCTATGTCTCTAATTTGCGTTATATACTCAAATATTTCGTTAAAATGCTTTGATTCTATTGATTCTATAATAGTAAATTTGTTTTTTAATGATTGGGTGTTAAAATCAATTACCGTATCGGTATCGTTGAGGATTGTAAGTTTATTAATGAATTTACTCAGTTCATTAACCATCATTTTACCTAATAGCTGCTTTTCATCTTTAAAATTGTTAATTAGATAAAGATTGCTCTTATAATCTGCTGTTATACTAGGTACACTAATATCAAATACAAACTTATCAGATTTAACAGTTTTATTTAGAACCGGTAAGACTATAGATCTATTTTTAATCAACAATGTAGGTAGGTCTACCCCTTCATATGTTTTGTTTATACTGGATCTAAATGATAATACAATATTAATTCTATCTATTACCGTTATACCTTTTATATCTGTAACTGTTAAAGTATTAATAAGTTCGTAAATAGTATTAAAAAATTCAACTATACCAAAACTATTAACTGTAACTTTATCCATTATACCTTTTTGTTGTAGTAATGTAATTGGCTTAAAATCAATATCTTTCTGTTGAGTGGGTACGTAGATGGATGTTAATTGTTCAGTCTTCTTTAACTGGTTTAAAATTTCATTTACAGATAATTCACTCATATCTTATATATTTGAATTGTTATCGGTATCAACAGCAGATTTATCTTTTTGCAAATCGTTATATTCTTTATTAATATTATTAATCATTATATTACATTCTGGTAAAGAAAACGTTTTAAAATCATCAGCAGTATAATGTAAATGTTTTCTTAGTGTGTATTCAATATCATATAAATTTTGTAGGTCGTAAAAGAATATAGATCTTAAGAAAGAAATTGCTGATAGATCAAAAAAGTTTATGGTATAATCTAGTGCAGGTATAGGATACTTAAATGTAGTATAATGGTTAATTATTTGTTTATAAATATCGTTTATAGGTAACGCTGGTAAATTTCGTTGTATATCTTGTTTAATATCTGAAGTCATTAAAGTGTCATTAATTTTAATTAAACAATCAACTACGAAATCAATTACATTGTCTGGATGGGTTAAATTTGTAGGAAAATCAAAATAATATATATTGCCATCCACTTCATATTCGAAATACTTGTATGGTGTATTTATTTTGCTAAAAATATCATTAACATATAAGTTCAATCTTATATTATCGGTCGTTATCTGTATGCTTTCGTTTACACATACTGATCTAATTTTTAATAAAATTAAAAATTTCTCAATCGAATTAACTGGCTTAGTATTAACACAACTAAACTGTAATAAATTATCAAACGCCAAGTTTATATTTTTTTCATTACTGTCTAATAACGATTTTACTAAATTCCTGTAATTAAGAAAAGATAATTCTTTTAAAATGTATTCTTTTTCAAGAATATTTACACTAAAATTAAAATCCATACTCATTTCTGAAATGGTGATATACGTGGTATATTGCCTTTTGAAATTTTGCTAATTATATCAGGCAAAGGTATGTACAATGTATTTTCAATACCATAACTATCATATAGAAACGGTACATCATAATTTTCAACAGCTTCTGTATCCATACTTAAATTTCTAAGTGCTAAAGATAGGGGTATGCAATTATAAAATGTCCAGACTTTTCTAGGTATCATAGATAATTTTTGAAAAGTTCTTGTATATTGTATAATTGTAATGTTGCATTTCATATTCATTGGATCATCTACCGGTCTTGCAACATACCCTGCATGCGCAGCTGCTATTAACCATGGCCGCATAACAAAATCTACAAACGATGTATTAGTTTCTCTAAATTGCAGTGTTAAATTATTAGTACCAAATGCATCTCTACCATTTAATATACTTCCCTGAATAAACCCTCTGTTATTTTGCAACGATGCAGCTTCCCCAGCTAAAGTTTCGCTTGGTATACTAACACCTGATAAAAATATACAACCCACAACATCTTGTAATGGGTAACTAGCTAAAACAGACTTTGCTCTGTTAATATCAAACTCTTTACCCCCAGCCATAACTGGTTCTAATTTTTGTATTAATTCAGTAGTTAATTGTTTAGGTATTCTATCTATAATTGCAATAAATTGAGTACGTAAAGGTATTGAAGTAATCCATGACTCCATTGTAGTTAAGAAATAATCTCTAAAACTTATTAATGGTATACCCGGTACACCTACCCCTAATATACTTGTGCTCGGAGCAGCTAAAGTCTTATTAGTACCTAAACTTTGAAATGTAGCTACTCCTGCTGCTACATTAGTGACTGCATTTAAAATACCTGGCATACAAATATTTAATGAAAAAAATACCGCACAGAGTGCGGTATGTGGAATATTATATATCTCTTAAATTAAACTTTACGCCAATAATGGTAAGCTAAACCAACGTCAAAACTTTGTATCTCACCAGCGGCTGTCATATCATACTCTAAAGCAGATACGTCTCTAATACTAACACCTACTAATTGATATTGCGCAACTTTATTCATCTGTTTATTAAGTTGTACTAAATCAATAACTGCTGTTTGTTTGGGTGTAAAATAATTACCTGTGCTTGTTGCATCATTAAACGTATCAGATATAACGTTTAAAAATTTCTCTCTTAATTTTTGCGATTCGTCTGAATAAAAACTAATTTTATACGCCTCACTTCCTGGATATGTAACAACCCCTGGTATATTAAAATTCAAACCCATGTACGGTACTGGTAAATTACCAATAGCTTTACTAGGTAAACTAGCTGTTTTTGCATAAACAAGATCGCTTTCTGTTACAACTTGTGAGCTACCATCGCCAAAATTAATATTAATAACTCTAAATAAATTGTTACGGGCAAAATCCTTAGCTTGTGCTTGTGTGTAGAAATCTCCAATTGTCTGTTTTACGTCTGCCATATGTATTATTATTTAATTGTTAAACGTTTTTTTCTGGTGGGTTTTATTAAACTAGCCTAATATTAACTTGCTATTATTTTCTACAGATTTACTATCTAGTAGTATGTTTTTAACATTAATGTCGTTTTTACCATACCAAACACTATTTATAAGGTAACCTACTGAAGTTACTTCTTGAATAACTCCGGAACGTTCATTACTATCAAACGATGTTGTAAAAAACACTGTATTGCCTTTATTCATTGTAATATTTAATCTAATTATTATAGGTTATAGTAAGTTATAGCCGGTATAGGTTATAACTTACCCAACTAACTCATTAAAGTTAGTGCCTGTACGTGTTGCGTAGAAATTAACGAGAATAAACTCTGCTGTTCTTACTGGTTTAAGGTATATATCAACAACTAGTTCATTTTGATCGATAATATCAGGTGTGTTATTTCTTTCATCACATACTATCAAGTAATCATATAACCCTTCAGTGTTCTTTGCATTTTCAAAGATAGGTCTTAAGGTGTTTATAACTCTCGTTCTTGTTAAAAGAGTGTTTGGCTCAAATACAAAGAACTTCGAAGTGCTTGCAGTTGCTTTTTCAAGATTTAAGAAGAGTCTTCTTACATTAATTCTATCAAATGCACTTGGCTTCTTTAATAATGTCTTTTGACCGTATATTACAAACCCTTCATTTGGAAAGAACGTGACTGGGTTAGTAGAAATCTTATAAAGTTGATCTCTTTGTTTCTGTTTTGGATATATCGCTATATCTGCAACCCCATTTACAACGCCCCTTGTAAACCCTGCTGGTGCAAACCATGGTTGAAAGTTAGTATCTGTATTAGCCATTGCTGCAGCTGCAAAACCAGAGAATGGTACCCAACATATATCATCGAGATTATTGTCGAATACCTTTACCCAATTAGCATACACTGTCGAATAGCTTGAGTTAAGCGATGACGTGACGTTCTTAATAGGACTAAACATGTTTAACGAGAAGTTCTTAGTTGTGTCATCTAATACTTTAAAGTTATTACCTTGAACAAATATATGTCTAGGTAAATCGCCAACGAATAGATGATCTTTTCTCTTTAACCCTGCAAAATCTTGGAATCTATTGAATACTGTAACGTAATTATCTTTAAATAACTGACCTGCTGCTGTTACATTTTCTGGATTGGTTACATATAACCCATCAATTGCTGTAACTGTGATTGCATCGTTAAATGAATCGCCGCCTTGGAACTCTTTAACTGCATGGATTGTTGTTAACCCGCCGTCTAATGTAATATCTATATTATAAAGCTCGTCGTTGCCTGCAATACTAAATAATCTGTCTAATTTAGTAGGTATCGAACCGAGATTTTTATTCTGTAAATTGCCATCTGCATATGCACCTACTGGGAATAACGAATCAGCTGGCCCGAATGAATTATATACACCAACCATACCTGCAGTTAACAATGGTATTTGAGATGTGTTTGTAATACCGAAACTAGCTGAAGCTGCAATAAAGTTAGACGTAATAGATGCCAAGCTAGCAAAGCTATTAGTAATCATTCTTACTTTCTTTGAAGGATCACCAGCTGTAGTTAACCAAGACTTTCCATTTTTATTAGAAATATATGGGTTAATTAATAATTGTATATTAGGTGAAGTGTCTTCAGCTGTTTCGAGGAAATAACTGACTGGCATCCCACCGTTTTGCGAATTAATCTGTCTCCAATAATCGAAAGACCCAATATATTTTTCACTAAACACATAATCAAGCTTGATTGTATCTGGTGAAAATACTGATTGGCGTAATTTAAATAACCCGACCGTTAAAGTGTCATCATATTGTGATGTTGCAATAGTGAATGGACTTGCGTCTTCCATTATCTGGGAAACACTTGTTCCTTCACTGCCATAAGTAATGCTTGATTGGTTATCAGATAATGATGAGAGACTGAAATTTAGTCTCGTAGATGGTAATAAGGTGTAATTACTAGTTGCAACACCTGATTGAGATACTGATACGACGTTTAACAACCCATCATAATTAGTTGCTGGGTTAAGGTTAGTGTTGTCGATAGCTCCAATATAAAATCCTTGAAATTTTTCATCTATTGTGGTTTGGCCTTTATTTAAAACAATAAATCCAGCTTTACCTAAATCTGAAAACGCTGCAATACTATTGCTGCCTGTGTCGCTCCATGTAAAGTTTTTACCTTGCTGGATATCATCGTATTGGGTCTGCGTTAATTCAAAATGTATTGGCTTACCTATAAAATACATTACATTAGCAGATTGTGTTGAGAAATTGCTAAGACCTTTACCGAAATTATTAGCCAATCCACTAGGATCAATACTAACTGCAGAGCAAGGATAAACTAATGCGCCGTAATTTGCTCCGAAACCTGTGCCATTAGATGCACCGTATGGTAATCTATAAACATTTACATTAGCAGCTGTATTAAACAACGGGGCTGCTGTATGATAAAAATATCTTTCTGCAGGAGTTTGTGGGGTCCCGTAAACTTGTTCGAATTCACTCAAGCTTGTAACTTGAAGAATTTCATCGGTCGGCCCCTGAGGAGCAAACCCTGTCACTAAGACATTCGTACCTATAGGTAAGATAGGTCTTAGACTTAAATCTACTTCTGAAATTTGTACACCGGGTGATTCAATTGTGCGCGCCATATACTATTATTTATAGTTTACGCGACAAAAATTACATTAATTAACAAAGAATTGAGAAAAGGCG